GCTGGCTACTGAAAAAATCTCGCTGGCAAATCTTGAGTCAACTTGCATGCCAAGGTCCATTAGATCTCGGTAGCTGCCTGTGGCCAGGCCAGCAAGTTCATCCATTTCTGTATCAGTAGATTCCAAACCGCGCACAGCCGGCAAGGCAGCATCTATCTTGTCGATAGCAGCATCTAAGTTTTGGATTATGGTGCGATTTTCTGCTATCGAAGGAACAGCAGTTTCCACTTCTTCGGTGGTAGGGGGTAAATCAAAAAGTTCTTCTAAACGTTTGGTCATGCCATATTTAGTGGCTATGCTTTTCCGTTCTTAAACATATCGTCTTCAGTTATGACTCTAAAAGTCAATCCCTGTTTTCTGCACCATTTGACCGCAGCGTCCCATTTGGCCATATTCACAGCTACCACAGCACGGTCTCTGGGCTTTTGGCCTTCTGTTATGGCGCTTTGACCTTTGGGTTTGATCTCAATCAGCTCTGCTCGAAGTGTGTTGTCGCGAGTTTTGTAAGTGATCAAAAAATCTGGCACATAGGTGGTCATTTTGCCAGTCAAGGGATGAAGGTACGGTATGCGAACACTTTCACTTGCCCATTGCATGATATTGTCATTGGTGTCGCAAAAACGCATGAACGAGTGTTCCCATCCTGATCTATATCTAGGGGTTCCTTGCCCTACATATTTTTTAGGATTAATGACTTGATAAGCGCCTTGTGCCCACTTGCTCATTGCAACACTGTTCTAGCAGCATAATAGTTGGGTACTGGCTGTGCATTCACGCCCAGCAGTGTGGCTCTGCTACGAATGCTGTTTAGATAGTAAGCCATGTTGAGAGTCAAAGTCATTGAGTCTACGCCTTGAAAACTGTCCAACAACGTCAGTGCAGGAATGTTGGTTTGCTCTGCTACCTGAAACAAACTCACTGTAAAGTTACCTGCTACCCTGGCATCGCCCATTTGTTGTTTGAAATAACTCAACACAATGTCATACTCGGCAGCAGGAACATTGGCATCATACTTGTAGAACTTGTCAAAAATTCTTACAGTTTGATCAATATTTTGATTGGGGTTATTAATTGAGCCAGTGTACATTTGTTAATCTCAAGGATAAAATTGTGAGCCAGGTAAACCAGCTCTGGTGGCTTGAGCATTAGGAAACACCCACCCATCAGCTTTGTTGATTACTGATCTAACAGCACCTGCACCTTGTTGGCTGATAACCTGTTTGCCCAGCGATACAGCTTCACTCTGAACAATTGATTTCAAATTTTTACCTTTGAATGTGTTGTAAGTGGCACCAGCTTTTTGTGCAGCACCAATAAGACCGGCAACTGACCCAGATTCTAAATCTGCCATGATACCTTCTCCAGTAGATAGCAAACCGCCTTGACCAAAGATAGTGGCAGTAGATCCAGGGCGAGCCAACGGGCTTGGCGTGGTGTCATAATGAGCAGTGTCGGGCCATGATATGTTTTTGTCTGGTTTACCAAGACCACCATTGAGATATTTCACAGTTTCATAACGTATGGTCATGGTGTGTTGCATGGTACCGCTGCCTTGTGAGTAATCGTAGGTGTCGTGGTTCCATGCAGTAATCAACGGATTGATCAAAATATATCTAGCATACTTGTGTTGGTCAAATCCAATGATTTGTATGTCTTTGAAAAATGGTGGCTTACCTGATGCAGTGCTGGTACCATCCATAAAGTTTTCACCAATAAATCCCCAATCACTAACACTACCTATTCGATTTTGTGCGTAGATGTCTCTGTTGTTGTAACTGAATCCATTTTGTTTGGTAGCATTTTCGCCAGGTGTGCCATAAGAAGTGGGTGCATTGCTGATGTATTGCTGTGCTGGATCTTTGTAGTAGTAAGAATAGTACTGATACCACATTTCGCGAATGTTGTCACCACCGTCATCATGGAACGTGATGTTTACAGGTTCGTAGTTGATTTTTGTTTGCACAAGGCGTTTGCGATTGTACTGATTTAATGTAGCAACGTCAATGTTGTATTTGGGCAAGTCAACAGTTTTTACCGCCAAGCTCAACGTTGAAATTTGTGTTGGACCAAATACTTTAGAATTTTTTAGTGCTTGTATTTCTTCCACGTTCAGGGTAAACTGAACATGGAATAAAAATTTAAATCTGGGTTTTAGTTCGTAGGCATTGGTGCGAAAAGTTTTACTTGCGTGAGTGTAATCACGCAAGCTATTTGTCGCAGTAAAACCTTTAAGAAAGTCTTGGCCGAAGCTAGACATTAATTATGCCTTAGGGTGTTGAGCCGATACCTGTAACAACATCGTTTACAGTGCGACCAATAATACCGCCAATACCGCCACCACCTTGATTGCCTTGATTGGCGTTGTCATAAGAAATGTTCATGGTGATTGACACTGCTTCGTTGGTACCATAAGCCACTGGACCATAGTCAGCACTCACAATGTAACAACCATACAGTTCCCATGACTCAAGTACCACCGGCTCGTTGGCACCGTTGCCACCGTCGAGCATTTCTAACTTGGTCAAAAATTTGTAATCAATACCGGATGCAGCTGAACTCATCTCCAAGAAGTCCATTTGTTTTTGTATTTGTTGGCCAATTAACTTTGACACATTTCCTGATGCGTCATCGCGAATCTCAACAGCAACATCTGCCCAACTGTGACGACCGGCCAACTTCAATGTTGAGTTATAAATTGGTAATGTGATTGGTTCAAAACTCAAGTTAGGGCGAGCAAAGCTCACTACCTGCTTGGTTAACTCTGTTGTTGGCGCGCCATTTGCGCCTAAATTTTCAAACATCACTCTAAAGCGATATCTAAGTTTTGGCATTAACAGACCTTGGGTGCTTGAGCTTTGATCGCTTGCAAGCGGTACTGTCATTTTATTTAATGATGAACTTGGCATTGTATGTATCTCCTATATTGTTATTTACCTGGATTGGAGGCGGTTTAATCCGCCCCCCAATTTGGTTTAGCCTCCAGCGATTTCACCAGTATTCTTGATGCGCAATGGAATGTAAATAAATTCCACAGCCTTCACCGGTTCAATAGCAATATCAACCCACAGTTCGTTGTTGTCAATGCGGAATGGAGTGTTATTGCTCAAGTCGCAAACAACCAAGTAGTCATAGATAGCACGTTTGGCAATCAAATCAACCATCAAGCTGTTGCAGGTGTTGGTGATTTCATTGCGTGTGATCTGATCGTTAGGTTCAAACAGATACAACTTACCAATTTCTTCTAGTCGTCCACGCAAGAATGCAACCAAGCGTGCAACGTTGATACGATCCAGTGCTGTGGTAGTTGTGGTAGATGTTTTGTTACCAAAGTTGGTAATACCCACACCTGGAATGAATGTAATTGGGTTAACATTCAATTTGTACAGTACATCACGCAGGCCTTGGTTCACACCAATTGGTTGGAACTCACCTGTAGCACCGTCAATGTAACCAATTTGTGTGGCATTGTCTACCACACCACGGCGTGTACCGGCTGGTGCTAACCATGGATAACTCACTTCGTCACTGCGGATGATTGTTCTAACCATCATGTGACTTGGTGCTGTTACCACAGTATTACCACTCAAGTCTACAGTTGTACAGCTTGGATAGAATGTAGCAGCATAGTTACTGGTGCTAGATTGACCGTCACCAGCCACTGTGCCCAAGCCATTATTGTTTGTAGCCCAAGTTGTGATATCAGTGCCTGTGGCTGGCAAACGCATTGGAGTGTCACCTACCACAAACAATGTGTTGTTGCGCTCATTGCTGAGTGCAATCATGTTGGGGATCAACTCTGGATAGCCCGGTGTTGCAATCAGTGTGTACAGTGCAGTGTCTTCTCTAGCACCTTGGCTGGTGTCTATCCCTGACTTCAGTGCTTCCACAACCATCTGCCGTTGTGCCAAGCGACCAGCAAACATGCTGCCGTCTTGCTTGTTGCCCGATGCTGTGAGCCAGGTACTGGTTACAGCAGGTAGCGTGTCATCAGGGTAAGAAGTAGCATTAAAGTAATCGCTTTGATAGCTCTTGACATTGTAACCTGAACGGCGTGTGTTCCACAACAACATACCTTGTGGATATAGTGCAGGATCTGGAGCATCTAAATCCAAGTAATTGCTGGTCAGCAAACTCACAATGGTCGGAATTGGGTCTGAAACAGGATTTGTTGTACCATTTGGCGCCCAACGAGCATCAGCAAAC